ACCCAATACTTCAAAGCAGGTGATACATAGGTATCTAATAAGGTCTTATAACCAGTGGTTGAATTGACTGTGTTGTTAGATATTTTAGTCTTTAAGTCATTGTATAAAGCTGTTCCTAATATTGATAAGATACGGATATCTTGTGTCTCTAAGATACTTGAACGCAATAACTTGATATCTACATTCTCATCAATATAGGATGTATCTTTAATGTACTGCTCTGATATGAATAATATTTCTGCCATTTTAATTAGTTTTTATTACTACTTGTTTCCAAATGTGTCTGCAATATGGAACACTTACCTCACCCTTATTCCACCATCCACCTCTCGATTCCCACACATCTAATCCTTGTTCATTGTTTAATGTTTCAATATCTGATCGTGAATATAGCTTATCTTTGTTCAGCATATCAACACAGAAATCTCTGCTATTCTTTTTATCTGTTGCATTGAATCCTGCCCTCCATCCATAACGATACTTAACTTCAATATTGTCAGTCTTTGCATCCTCACTTGCTTTCTCGCCTTTCTTTGTTGGTTCACTTCCCGAACTTAAATAACCCCTTTCAACTAATGATGTAATGATGTCATTTACTTCGGCTGTGCTAATCTTTAATACTTTTGCAATACTATCACTCGGTGTTAATACATCCTTGCTTAAAAGGTCTATAATAGCTTTCTCATTAGTCAGTAATTCCTTAGCAAATTTCTCTTTCTTAAATGTCTCAATACAATCCTCATCGCTCTGCCCTTCGTAATCTCTTTCGTATAAGATGGTACAATCAGATGCCTTTATACCGATGTTATCGAACCACTGATGTTCACACTTTTTTTTTTCAGCAGATAATACTACTTTATAGCTATTGTCAATCTGTGGCAATCCCATCATATCGATAATCTGCTCAACTGGATACGCATCATAAACCTTCTGAATAATGCTATCAGGTAGTAATGACTTTATCGGTGTTGATTTCTTAAAGTAGATATAATTAGCAATACCAAAGAATGAAGAGAACTGATTGATAATATCCTCTAATATCCCTTGTCTGATAGAAATGTATGTAGATTGGAATAACTCATAAGCATCTAACATCTCATTCCTTTGCCCTAATGCTCCCTCTGTTGCTACCCCGAACAATACTGGAGATACTATGTTATGAGATGTGAAGATCTCCTGATCTACTCGTTTACCTATCTCAATGAACTGCTTATCTAAATCATTCGGACTGAATGACTGTATTGTAGGTGCATTGTCTTGAGATGCATTGAACGTAATCACTAACCCACCTGCTTTATCTGTTCCGGTAGCTTTCTGCTTTATCTGTCTCTCAATCTGTTTCTTTGCTTCTTCTGTTGGAGGAACTCCATTATTGAACGATATGATCTGCCCCATACTGAAGCCGGATTTGATGTTATTCAAATGAAAGTTAGATATCTCAATGTCTGTCTCTATTGCAGATGTTGCTCCGATATAATTCGGTATACCATATACGTTCTTATCAACTCCGTTCTTCGGTGACTTTAGTTTAAACACATACAACTGACTTCCCTTAACTTTGTTCTCGTAATCGAATGGCTGTAACTCTTTGAATCCCGTTTTTTCTTCTGTTTGTTTTGATTGTTTCCAATCGTTTGAATAGAAGTATACTGATTCATCTGCATTGGTTCTAATCTTACTGATCGGCATGTATGCGAAATCAGCGATTTCATTCCCCAATTTATCATATATTATCTCGATTGCAATCGAATTAAATAACTCAAAATCCTTAATCATATCATTGATAAAAGGTTTCAGCTTACTAATAAATTTCTGAGTAATTGCTTTCTGATTAACTGTCGATGTCTTATCATCAGTCACCAAACCACCACCATAGATATAGTTAGTCTTACCATTGATAATAGCATTGTGTTTAGCACATCGCAGATATAACTCAATAAGGTAATCGGGATAGTTATTATCCTCACCGAAGTAAATATACTCCTTATTTTTTACCTCTTTAAATTCGGGAACTTTATGATTCTCAAACTTTATGTATAATACGTTACTGGTTTCGCTCATGTACTTTATATGTTATATCCTGACCATTATAGGTGCTATAAGATTCATTTGTTCCGATTACCTTAGCCATTCCTATCTCTAATAAATTACCTGCATTAGCTTCAATCAGATTGCTGCTCGATGCTTGTTCGTATATCTTATAAGTCCAACTGCCTACTGGTAACAATTCAATTGTTCCACTTGAGTAGTTTATTGTTCCGCTTGTTTCTGTTAGTATAAACTCATCATATCTCTCCTGGTGAGTACTGATGTTTGACTGTAAGAAAGTAACACTTACATCGGTTACATCATTCGTAAACACGAATAAATAGTAAGGACTTGTTAAAGTCACTTTCTCCTGCAATGTGCAGATCAAATTAGTATTAGTATTCTTAGCTATTACGAACATCATTTATAAGTATAAGAAAATACGATTTTGTGTAAAAAAAAAGAGCGAACCTTTCGATTCACTCCTCTTTTTCTAAACCCTAAAACTATGAAATAAAAAGGTTAAGCAGGTACTGTTAATGTTGTTAGTAATGCAGGTGTTACAAAGTTAGCAGGATCTTTCTCTTTACCAGTGATTGTCAATGTATATCCTGACATATCCCCGAATGCTTTTCCTGTTGTTCCTTCTGCTCCTGTTACATCCGCTCCGTAAACTTGGCCCATCAATTGGTAAGTTCCATTGTTATCTTTAACGATAACCATTAAGCGATTCTGTAATAAGATATGCAATGCGTTTCTTCTTGCAGCAGTCATCTTACCCTTCAATGTGAAAGTAGCTGATTGGTCATAAAATAATGTACCATTCTCAACACTTCTTTGAGGTGTAGACATAAATTGACCATTCTCTTTCTCTAATTGGAATGTCCAAAACTTTTTACCACTTGAACAAGTCATTGCAGTAATAACTCCTGATGATGCTGTTATGTTCGCTTGTGGAACATTGGTGTACTCGGTGAGATAAATCTCAGCTACGCCACCAATTGCATCAGCACAATCGATTTCTACTCCGTTAATTATTATACAAGCCATTTCTTATAAGTATTTAAGGGAGAGGTGTTACCCTCTCCCGATTAATTATGTATTTTTGTAAGTCACGATCTCAGATCCAAAGTTAATTTGACAACCTGCTTTCCATTTGATTGAACCTTTTACGTTCTGATCATCTGCTGAGTACCAAAATTTAGCTTCTTCATATTCGTTTGCTAAGTCAGTTCCATAAACCATGTTTTGAGGATAACTACAAACAATACGATCATTATACTTAGTTTGAGATGTTGCAATAGTATTCAAACCATGAACCGCTACAACTGATAATCCACTACCTGGTAATGTAATCTGACCAGTCTTGTATGCTTCTGTAGTGTTTACATTGAAGTTGAAATTATCAGCATCTTTAAGAGCGATGATTAACTTACGGAATGTATCCCATCCACAAAATGCTACTAATGGATACTCAGGTCTTGCTAATAAAGCTACCGGAATCTTAGTGTAAACATCATCAAAGATAGCTACAACATTTGCAGTAGTGATAGCTGCTGTTGCTGTTGCGTACACTGGAGATGCTGCATCAATTACTTTCAACCAACCATCCATTTGTTTTAATACTTGGTTGCCTGTTGAAGTAGTATCACCTTGCCATACTAACTGCTCCATTCCTGAAGTAATGTTTTGAACAACTTGATCAACAATTAACTTCTCGAAAGGCAAAGAATCATAGTTAGAACCTGCGATTAATTTCGTAGATAAAAACTTGCTTTCTAATGTCTCAGGACAGAATGTGTCTTGCCATTTTAATTTAGTTACTGTCAAAATTCTATCAGAGAATACTGAAGAACCTGATGCATTAAAAGAACATACACCACCTGCTTGAAAAGGAGCAGTATTTGTGAAGTTCATAATTGATTCAGCATTCTTAATACCTGCGATGATATTGATACCAGGATATTGTAATGTTGCAGCTTGTGTAATCGCTGCTGTAAAAATTCTGTCTGCGTTTTCTCTAACGTAGTCAGTTAAATCGGAAACTGTAAATCCAGCCATTTCTTTAAATTTATTTAGTTAATATTTATTTGTTTAATTCTTTTTCAATTCGTAATATATCAGCTTTGAAAGATGCTCTTTGATCCTTTACAGAGAATGGTTTATTAACCTTTTCTGTTGGTGCTACTGATGGTTCGTTAGAGATTGCCTTAACAATTCCAAACATTTCTTTGTTAATATCTTTCAATGCTTTGTTCTCATCTACTAATGACTTGAACATAGAACTGAAATCTACCTTTATTGGTTCGAATCCTTCAAGTTCTAAAGAGAAGATATGCTCTTCAACCTGTGACTTAATGACACGCTTTGGTGCAGTCTTAACTTCCATTTCTCCTGTTGCAGGTGTTGTTGGTTCATCTACTGCTACTGGTGCATTTGTTTCGCCTGCAGGTAGTTCTTCAGCTTTCTCATATTCTGCTACAAGTCCACCCATAACAACTAACTTAGAACCATCCTCCATTACATATTCTCCATCAGGCATCGGAAGGATTCCCTCAGGTGTTACTACATTAACCGGTACACCTTGTGCTAATTCCTCAGCATCATATTGAACGATAGTTACACCATCCATCAACTTAGCTTCTGTAAAAGATTGCTCTGTACTAACAATAGGTTCTACATTGAATTTCTCAATAAGACCTTTCAATTTTTCGATTCCTTCTTTTAGGTTCATGTTGTTTTTTATATATAAGTATAAGTAATTTTAGTATTGTGTAATTTGATTTAGTATTTTTAGGAATTGATCTTCAAAAGTCTCCTTATAAGGAACTAAATCAAACATCCCCTCTACTGATACCCCTTTAAAATTACCGCTCTTTACAAACTCATTCCACATATCATCGTCTTGAAACTTGTAAGAGATATACCATGTTCCATCAGGAAGATCACTAAACATCTCAGGTGCTTTGATTCCCATTGATGCATCCGATACCCATGAATTCTTCATGATGATACCATCTAACTTCTTAGAACCATCATGCATCTCGTTTACATTGTTGATATAGTTCTTACTCATAAACTTCTCCTGCATGATATTAATCTGCTCTTTGTCAAAGATCACATAGAACTCACCCATCTTATCGTTTCTTCTGTATATCGGTAAGTCAGGAATCATGGCAGGTGATACGATGATCTTTCGTTCCTGGTTAACTGCGAACTGCTCTTTGTGGTCAAATGCAAACCAATTAACTTGAATTGCAGGTGAATCAACTAATGCGATATAATCCACTCCCGAATCTTCTTTGTCGGGATCAATAACCATTCTGTAAATCGGTAAGTCTTTATCCATATTAATAAGTATAAATAATTTATTGTTTGTGTATTATAAACTTGCTCTTTCTTCAATTGTGTTCACTCGCTTCTGAGATGTGGTGATATCTGTCTCAACTACTACTGCTTTAACTACTGGTTGATTATTACCTATTGCGGCCTTAATTGTTCCATCTGCATTCAATTGAGTACTTCCCGAACTTGGAGGTGCTAATGCTACACCACCCCCTGCTGATCCTAATGATGCTGTAGCACCACCGCCTCCGCCACTTGTAGTACCAGGATTAAATTGCTGTGCAGATATCTTAGCTACATTCGCTGCTCCTGCTGCTGCAACACTCACTGCACTCACTACTTTTAATATTGTTGCGTATGGTTCGGGTAATGATGATTGAGCAGTAAGGGCATTAATTACACCTTGTATAGTCGATATGATACCATTCGTTATAGCTAATGCTTTATTAACCTTAAACTGTTGCTTTGCTGCTTTCAATTCTGCTGCACTCCCTTTCTCCATGTTAGCCATCTTAACTGAAAAGAACAGATCAGATAACCCTTGCATCGCATCATTACTCTGCTGTGCAATATCTAAAGATGCATTTGCAATCTCTAAATTTAACTGCTTAGTTTTCTCTGCATATTTTATTCTAATCAATTCTTTTGCTGCTTCATTACCCTCAACCAATGCTAACTCAGCATCCATCTGTATCTGAAGATTCTCTAATTGACCTGCATACGTTTGGTCATTATAGAATTTATCTAAAGCATCCTTAGCAATCAACCACTCTTCCGCAATAGCTAAAGCATCTGCATTACCTTGTGCCTCATCTGCCTTTGCTTTTTTCTTTTTTGCTGCCCTGTCAGCATCATAGGCCTCTGCTATCTTATTCTCTGCATCTGCAAACTTATTATATTCCTCTAATGCTTTATCCGATGCTGTCTTAGCATCTGCTGCTGCTTTTGTATTATTCTCTTGTATTTGCTTATTCTTTTTAATATCAATAATTACAAATGTATCTGCTGCCTTTTGTGTTAATGCAATAAGTTCCGTAAATCGTTTATTCTCTTCATCCGTAAACTCTCCTCTCGCTCTTGCTGCTGTAACAATAGCTATTGCTTCAAGTCTTAATGTTTCAATTATTGCTAATTGTTTCTTTTTTTCTACATCTAATGTACTTTTTCCTGCTGCATTTAATCTTTCTATCTCTCTATCATATCTCGATACAATTGCATCGCCAGTCTTTTTAGCATTGGCTATTTGTTTTGCTGCTAAGTCATCCGATGCATTGGATGTTAATCCCATCAAATCTGTTAGGTCTTTAAATCCTTGAACAACTATACCAATAATTTTGCCTACAAAATCAAATGCATCTCCGATTATTTTTACCTTATCCTTTAACGCAAACAATGCTGCTCCTATTCCGATTATAATAGAAACAATTAACATTATAGGATTTGCTTTTATTACATTCCCTAACACCTTAAACGCATCCCCCATTCCTACAACCCCCTTTATCCCATCAGCAAATGCGGATGCTGCTTGTACCTTCAATAGCATCTTTTGTGTCTCTTCCGATTCTACACCGAACAATGCCATTGCTCCTACTGCTCCTTGTATACCCGAAGCTACACCCCCCATAACATTACCTAATGCAGCAATCTTACCTTGAGGATTGAATGCTTTGATCTCATCATTCAAATCACCTATATCATCCTTAATACCTCCTAATTTCTCTAAGGTCTTAATGTACTCTTTTGATCCTGCTGTTAATCCTTCTAAGGTCTTTTGTGTTTCCTTAAACTCTTTCTTTAACTCAGATAAACTCTTAGCACCACCATCGGCATCTACATTTATCTTAATCGCTACTTCTTTGTCTGCCATTATTCCTGTATTATTCTATATGTTAAATAAATAATTATGTCGCTATCTCCTAATAAAGGATTTGTTGTTTGTGCTTGTAAATAAATTCCCTTATTAGAAATCAATTGAGTATCTGCTGCTGCATTTGTACCTTGCTGTGCCGATACACCTATTCTACTTAATGTAGCATTTAAAGCATTACTAAAAACGTGTTGAACTCTTGTTGCTGTATCAGTATAAATGTTTAATGTTGTACTTACTGTGTATGCTGTTGTATTAAAATCTACCTTGCACGATGCAGTTAATACTTGGATGTAATAACCTGCACCTGCTGAATCAATTAATAAATATGGTGTAGTAAATAAGTTCAATACATCCGCACTCGGAATCGTTATTGTGCTTGTTTGGTTTAAGCTATCCTCATTCAATACCACCCCATTAATATACATGGAATTGCTTTCTGTAATCTCAGTATCGAATGTGTTAATCAATGTTACATTACTTATTCCACTCCCCACTATACATCCGCTACTACCTAACAATGTTACATTCTCACTATCACCGATTACATTGCTATTACCATTTACTATACAACTTCTTACATTGTCATTATAGATGTTATCAGTTCCTCCAGTCATTGCTCTCGCTCCTCCGGTTATTCTGATGTTATCTACTGTCGATGCATTCCATGTGTTTATGATTGGAGGAATCTCATTGGATAAACCGAATGCCGCACTAAGACCACCTAACATAGTATGTAGTGTTGGTGTAAATGTACCGGTATCTTTAATCTTTAAGAACTCGCATTTTGTTACATCATTCTTTAACGGATCATAATCAAATACCTTGTTAAGTCTAAAGTAATCATTCTGAAAGTAGAATTGATTCCTAAAGTCTAAGGTGCGGATATCTGATGGTCTAAGATAAAAGTAAGCTGTAAATATCTTACTATCTCTATCTGTGATCTCATCAATTAACTTCTTATGGAATCTGTTGAAGATATTATTATTCGTGTATAGTTCAGTATCGTAGTATATCTCTTGAGGAACTCCAAAGGATAGGTCTAATGTTGGCAATACTGGACTATCTACATGACCTGCATACAAATACTCAGTAAGAGTATGAACACCGCTTACACTCCCATTATACTGATATGCTACATTGGATGTCTTTACCCCTCCGTTATAAAGCAATCTGATGTTAAATGCTTTGCTCTTTACTATGTTTGAACTATCCACATCCCATATTCGGGATATAACTCTGTCACTTGCAGTATCACCGATTAATGGTGTAGCACTGAATATTACTTTGTTCTCACTTGTTCCTTTTAAGAACTCGTTATCTGTTACATATCTAAATCTGCCATAGGTCTCAGCATAGGTATCCTTATACTTCTTATTGAAGTAATCTGAATCATCAGTATAGGTAAAGTTAAATTCTTTGTTATCCAAATCACCCATTGGCTTAATGTCAATCGGCTTGGAATTGTCTAACTTATAAGACCAGTCTACATTTGTTCCTGAACTATAGAAGTCATCTCTCGTCTCAATGAGTAGATTGTTCTCGTTATTAGGATCAATATCAATGTATAGATTGAACATCTTAATCACTGATAATAAGAAATCCTTTTGTTTTATCTTTAATGGTGTTACCTGGTTGATTGTTATAGGATCGCCTTCGTTCAATGTAACATTAGATACTGTATTCTTAAATGTACCACCATTGAATGTAAACCCACCAGTATATGTTACACCAGACGATGATGCGTTACAAGACAATGTTATTTTAATTTTGTCTCCTGCTTGTAAATAGATATTACTTAATCCTACATATCCAGTAAGAGAACCAGTAAAGGGAAACCCACCATACCCCGTTGCTATCGTTGAATATGTAGCACCATAATATGGCATCCATTTAATACGCAACCAATGAAAACCCAAACCAAATAATGGTGTAGTAGTAGATGTAATAGTACCATTTGCACCTAAGTTATAAAACCCTGATTGTGCTACTGTCCATACACCTGTTGCAGGATTATATTGACCACTTACATCGCTAATCTCATTGTTATAGATAATATCTATTTCTGTATTAATCGTTCCACTACTTTGTACTGTCTGTGTAGCTTCGTATAGTCTTGGTGATATCTGTGCATCTGTCAATAATACCTTACTCGCATTGGCAGGAACTATCAGCTTCTTAAAATATTCACTATCAAAGAATGTCGATGAGTATGTATAACCTACACTATCAAAGATTGCATCGATGTAAGTTCTTAGGAATACTGATGGGAATAAATGCTCTACATTTACCTTAGTCAAATCGTTATCATATCCATAGTCAATCAGTGGATAGCAATACCCATCTGTATAATCATTAGTCCATGATGCTACTTGTGTTGCATAATCATAGGTATGGTCATAAGCAGTCAAATCTAATGCAGTCAATTCAGCAGTACCTAATGCATTGAAGATGTTACCCACATTCCCTAATATCATTACCTCATACTCTATCTTACTATCATCATTGATCGTAATCGATAGCATCTGAATGTACCCATTAATCTGATTCTCATCATCAATAGTCAATACCCCTTTTACCTTCGCATTTGGATTGAATGAACCATCAGTAATGTTCACATCGAAGATATTGCCAAACAGCAGATTGTTGGTCTTTGTTCCTGGTATCTTAATGGTCTTTGAGTAGTTACTGTTCCTCTTATCAGGGAATCTAATATCAGCAATGGAGAAGTTTAATGGTGTTGATACATCATCATACATATCAATGCTTCCACTACTCGGTAAGAATATCTTTGTTCTGCTCATTATAGTCTTTGTCTGTATCTATCGTAACTCAATGTATATTCTAACTGTAAATTGAACAGCTTCTCATTAACTACCTTTTTCTTCTCGAATGATGTATTGGTTATGTTAATCGGTATCAAATATAACCCATCATCTAATCTCACATCAGGCGAAGTAACTAACTGCTCTAACCATGCTAACTGCTCCTCTGTTACCCAATCACTCTGAATGCTTACCTTATCTTTGATCTTTGTATGGTATTGTGAATATGCTCTGTCATTCGGACTGTTTACAAATGAGTAACTGCTACCATAAGAACCTAAGTCTTTCTTAAAGATTGATCTCTCTATGTCCATTGTCTCCTTACTCACTAATGTAAAGTTAAACGTATCATATCCACCTAACTCATTCAGGAACTGTAATCTTCGTTTCTCATATCGTGTACAATCCTCGATAATCTTATATTCTGCTTCTTTCGATATAGCCGCATTCGAACTGTTAAATGTCTGAACAGTATAATGATCTACCGAACCTGTTATTATCGGTTGAACTCCTAATGTAAACTGTGCATCGGGAATATTAAGGATATTATAAGGCCCTGTAGGAATCCTAAGGAATCTGCTTGTACTATATTTGTTATCTATTTTAAATGTAGCTATCAATGTATTTGCACTATTGTAAGTCATTACCTTAACATAGCTTGTATCTAAGTCATAGTTATTCCAATACAGCCATGCATTATCATCTACAGTCAATTGCATACCATCTACCAACAACGGATTCTGTGATAAGAACTCACCGATATAATCACCACTTGCATAGTTACAGAATGTAGGATAGTCCAGTACTGCATTCCATAAGTACTTACCTGATATGGTTGTTAGATTCGGATAGATTACTGTTCCACTTGATCCATAGGCCTCACCGAATTTAACCTCGTATAATACATTACTATTGTTATTCGGTAGTATCCGATTGTCATCTGCTGAGACATCTACACTCACTCTGCTCTCCAGTAATGGTGATACGTTTACCTTACCACTTAACTCTGTCGGATGTGGAGGAATCAACATACGATCTACCTTCACACTATCTACATAGATATCCGCTACAAACTTAAAGTTAGGTTGAGCCACATTGGATGAGGTCACAATATACACCGCATCATTATACGCAGGGAATAAGTTAGCCGGTTGTTGTCTTACTGTTATTGCCATTATTCTAAATTAAAATCTATTAGTATCTCTCTGCCTAATGCAGTGGATAAGTCTCTACTCATGTTATCTAATATGTTGTTATCAAATGCTTCATCTACAAAGTTAGTCGGTTTGATACCCTTCTTTGATATGCTCCTACCGATTAGATATGCCAGTGTCCTCAATGCTTTCTCCTTTGCTAATGGTTTCTTTCTCTTTACTAACTGACCTTTTTTGTTCCTATAGCTATTCTGTATCCCTTTATAGTTTATCCCTCTATTAGCTATGTGCTTTAACATCGCATTAATCGGAGGCATCTTACTTCCTTTCTTCCTACCTCCATCTACATACTTCCAGTAATCAGCCATACTAATCTCCATTACCATATTGGTAGCGAATGATCTAATGTTAATCGATATACTCTGAACTAATAAACCCTGTGCTATTCTATCATTCTTCTCTAATGAATCAGCTAAGGCATCAATTATAATCTGCTTATAGTTCTCTAATATCTTTCTCGGACTATCTTGCATTCTTCATCTGTTGGTCTAACTGTTCTTTGATATAGTTCTGCTTATCCTTATAGTAACTCAATGAATTTAAGAACTCTATAACATTCATCTCTAAGAAATACTCCCACTTAGTTCTATCGTTATTGCTTAGATTGTCTAAAGTATAATACCATCCCCAATGTTTGACAAAGCCAGGTCTCGAGACTTCTCCGCTTTCTTCATCTTCTTCATCTGCAATTCCAAAAAGTCGCTTGTACCTTTTATTAATCGCTGATAATTCAACAAAAAAAAACCACTCATACTAAATACCATCGGCATTCTCATATTCTCCTGGATGTACTTCGCTCTATCACTTACTATCGTATCTTTCTTCTTACCATACCAATTAATCTCCTCACATAACACCGCTAAGAATGTATGCAGGTTATCGTTAATCTTATCTTTATCCTTTACTAATTCAGTTAAGTCGATATACTGACCTGCTGATACACTACGCATATTTAGGTTAAATCGGTATCGTTTCTTACCGATGCGAATCTTTGAATGTATCTTCTGCTGTTTTGGTTTCTCCTTAATGAATGTTACTTCCATCAACTTCTCTTTCAGCTTGTTTAAGGGAATCTCATCTGTGTAGTAAGCTATTGACTTATCTGTTAATGTTGCCAGGATACCGATTGACCTTTCGAGATCATCAGTATAATCCTCATCAATCTCTTTGCAGAGATCCTGGTACTGCTTAATGTTTATATCTTTCCATTCCATAACTATAAGTATAAGAATGAATCGATTTGTGCAACTTAAACAATATGATAAATACCGGAATGCTTATTTGTTTTGAGGGAATGGTATCCGATAGCTGTTGCCATTACAGCATCATCATGGAATCCATTAGGTGCAGAGTACCTGACTGATTTAGTCTTTGGATTGTATTCGTATGTGAATAGTTCTAACTCCTTAATGAGCCAATCCCTATCTAACATCTTTACTTCTTTATTCTGATTCGCTACTACTAACTGCTC